CCCCTGTTCTATCATCTCAAGGCTCAGACACCAACATCCCATTAGTCCTACAACCAAAAGGTACTGGTGCGCTACAGGCTCAACAGACAGATTCAACGGCTACAGGTGGTAATGCCCGTGGTGCTAATGCGGTGGATTGGCAGACTGCTAGGGGTTTGGCTTCTCAGGTTGCCAACGGGACTGTAGCTGTTATTGGCGGTGGTCAAAACAACACATCTTCAGGACTTTTAACAACAGTCGCTGGAGGGTTCAACAACAATGCTTCAGGTAACTCTGCTTTTATTGGTGGCGGTCAATACAATGTTGCATCTCAAATCAGAGGTGTTGTTGTAGGAGGTGGCGTAAATACTGCGGCTGGAATTTACAACTTTGTTGGTGGTGGATTCACGAATTCAGGAACTGCAAACGGAACAGTTACTACGCAATCAGGAACAATGAATGGAACTACAGCCGTTACTCTTTCTGGTAGCAACGCATCAATTAAAGTTGGTCAATATATTACTGGTACGAGCATTTCAGCAGACACATACGTTGCCGCAATTAGCGGTACATCACTCACACTAAGCCAAGCCGCATCAGGTTCATCAACTAGCACACTCAGTTTCTACACTCCACACGGAGTAGTAGTAGGTGGTGGAAACAACACCGCTACTGGTTCATATTCCTTTATTGGCGGTGGTGGAGATGCGGGAACGGCTGGTAACAGGAATGTTGCTTCTGGTGATTGGTCTACAGTTGGTGGTGGATTCAAAAACACAGCAAGTGGTTTGTATTCAACTGTAGTTGGCGGTTACGGAAATACAGCAAATAATACCTCCTCATTTCTTGGTGGAGGTGGTTTTGCTTTTGGTTCTGTTTTAAGCAATGCAGTTCAAGGACAATCATCAGGGTTGGTTGCAGGAATTGCCAATAACATAACTGGAAATGCCGCATTTATTGGCGCTGGATATTCAAATCTAATGAATGGTCAATATTCTGCTTCAATGGGCGGCAGTTTTGGAAACGCTAGAAGCATTGCTGGCAATCATGTATTTGCTGCAAACGTAAACCCAATAGCTCAAGCCTCTGGAATTACTCAAAGTGCTTTATTAGTCCTTGCCGTTCAAACTACCGATGCTACTGCAACAATTCTTCGTTCTGATTCAGGCGCAGCTGGCACAGGCAACCAAGTAATCCTACCCAACAACTCAGCCTATTTCTTTACAGGAGAAGTAGTAGCAGGTGTAACAGGCGGTGGAAACACAAAAGGATGGACTATCGAGGGTGTCATCAAGCGTGGTGCTAATGCCGCCTCTACAACCCTTGTCGGAACACCAACAGTCACCTCAACATACGCAGATGCAGGGGCATCCACTTGGGTGATAGCAGTAACAGCAGACACTACCAATGGCGGTTTGGCAGTAACATTCACAGGGCAAGCAGCTACTACAATACGAACCGTGGCAAAAATTTCCACTGTGGAAATGACATACTGATTTTTAACAGGAGAACATATGAAACTTGAATTATCAGATGACGAAGTAAAATTCATCATGGACGTTTTGGGCGAAATGCCGTCTAAGACAGGTGCTTTTCTGGTGATGAACAACATTGCCAAACAGCAACAAGAAGCCGCTCAATTTGAGCAAGTCAAGGCGCAAGCCATCACACAGGAGTAATCATGGCATTTGTATGGACAATCAATTCACTTCAGGTCATGAACACACCTGAACCCCAAACCGTTGTGATGAGCAATTTTACGATTGCCAAAGACGGACAACAGGTCAACTACTCGGTCAACTTGCTACCTGCAAACCCCGATGACTTTACGCCGTTTGACCAAATCACACAGGAACAAGCTTTGGCGTGGACACAAGCTGCCCTTGGCCCGGAGCGTGTAACGAACATGGAAACCGAAGTTGATTTCCTAATTGCTCAAGCCGCTATTCCTACACCTCAACCTGCTCCTTTACCTTGGAACTAACATCATGGCACTTAAAATCACAGCAGTAAACAACACCAACGGTCAGTCTGAAACACAGGCTTACGCTAGGATTACAAACTTTTTTGGCACGAAAGACCAGCTTCAGGTGCAGGTCGAGATCCACGCCACGGAAGAAGCCCGCCGAGCAGGTTGGCCTAGCATCCAACAACAGGCCCACTATATCAATATGGAAGACCTGTCAGGCGATCTGATCCCTGCGATATACGACGTGTTAAAAACATTTACACAGTACGCTGGCGCACAAGATTGCTAATCTTTAAAAAACATAATACATTACATATATTATGGCAAAATCACCAGCATGGACGCGCAAAGAAGGCAAGAACCCCAAGGGCGGCTTGAACGCCAAGGGACGAGCCTCCGCCAAAGCGCAAGGTATGAATTTGAAACCGCCCCAGCCAGAAGGAGGCTCCCGGCGCGACTCTTTCTGTGCGAGGATGGAAGGGATGAAAAAGAAGCTGACCAGTGCAAAGACGGCCAACGACCCAGACTCACGCATAAACAAATCACTTAGGGCGTGGAACTGTAAGGATGGGGGCTATGTAACTGCGGCTGATGGCTGTGCCACCAAGGGCAAGACAAAAGGGCGGATGGTATGACTGACGACGCTATTCAGACAGCCAGAGAGTTAGCCACGCATGCGTCTGACATCAAGCATTTGCAAGATGATATGGACAGGATGTTGGAGAACATGAAGGCTATGCAGGTAACGCTGACGGCCATTGACAAAACTTTGTCTGAGGCTAAAGGTGGCTGGAAGGTTTTGATGCTTGTTGGTGGGGCCAGTAGCGTTGTAGGCGCAAGCTTAGTTCAGCTTGTTAACTGGTACGTAGGGGGTAAGTAATGCCTTCGACGAGTAAAAAACAACACAATTTCATGGCGGCGGTGGCTAATAACCCATCGTTTGCTAAGAAAGCCGGAGTCCCACAGTCCGTGGGCAAGGATTTTACAACTGCGGACAAGGGCCGCAAATTTTCAAAAGGTGGTGATACTATGGCTTCCAAAATGAATGCTGGCTTCATGGCAATGATGGCTAAGAAAAAAGGCGCAACTAAAATGGCTGGTGGCGGCATGCCCGCAGCACTGGCAAAACATGCTGGTAAACCCGCTTCCAAAGCGCATGCAGGTTTAAAGAGTGGCGGCTCTGCTTCTAGTCGTGCTGACGGCGTTGCTTCCAAAGGCAAGACCAAAGGCACGATGATTGGTATGAAGTCCGGCGGCAAAGCCTGCTAATATCATGATGGCCAGCCGTGGTATGGGGGACATCTCCCCCTCTAAAATGCCCAAGGGCGTCAAGAAAGCCCGGCGGGACGATACTGACTTTACCCAATACAAAGAGGGTGGGAAAGTTAATGCTGCGGGCAATTACACAAAGCCCAGTCTTCGCAAGAAGATTGTGTCCCAAGTAAAAGCCGCAGCAACTCACGGCACTGGCGCAGGTCAGTGGTCAGCCCGTAAAGCGCAACTTGTTGCCAAGAAGTACAAGGCGGCAGGCGGGGGTTACCGAGATTGAAAGCGCCTCAGAAATCATTGAAAGACTGGGGCGACCAAAAGTGGGGAACCAAAAGTGGAAAACCGTCTAGTAAAACAGGTGAGCGATACCTTCCAGAAGCTGCGATCAAAAGTCTCAGCCCTAGTGAGTACGCTGCGACAACGCGTGCGAAACGTGCTGGCAAAAAAGCCGGAAAACAATTCGTAGCGCAACCCAAAACGATTGCAAAGAAAACAGCAGGATTTAGATAATGGCTACCTCTGGAACCACTGCATTTAATCTTGACCTCACGGAGATCGTTGAGGAAGCGTTTGAGCGTGCTGGTTCTGAGATGCGCACAGGTTATGACTTGCGCACTGCAAGACGAAGTTTGAATCTTCTATTTGCTGATTGGGCTAATCGGGGCCTGAACATGTGGACGTTTGAGCAGGGGACTATTGCTCTGGTTCCCGGTACAGCCACATACAACCTTCCGGCGGACACTGTGGATTTGATGGAACACGTCATTCGCACAGGCGCAGGGAGCGCATCGACACAGGCGGACTTGACCATTACGCGTATCAGTGTTTCTACCTACGCCACTATCCCAAACAAGTTGCAGCAAGCCCGTCCTATTCAGGTTTGGATTCAGCGCCTTCAGGACATTCCTACTATTACCGTTTGGCCTGTTCCTGATAATTCACAAACGTACACATTTGTATACTGGCGTTTACGCCGCATAGACGACGCAGGAACTGGCATTAACACAATGGATGTGCCGTTCCGGTTCTTGCCTTGCATGGTGGCAGGTTTGGCGTACTACTTGGCTTTGAAGGTTCCCAATGGGGCCGAGCGCCTACCAGTTCTTAAACAGCAGTACGATGAGGCTTGGGACTTAGCCTCTACGGAAGACCGTGAGAAGGCTTCGGTTCGCTTTGTACCGCGCCAGATGTATATAGGAAGCGGTACTTGAAATGGGCAATAGGTTTGCTTCTGGCAAGAACAGCATCGCCATGTGCGATAGGTGTGGCTTCCGATTCAAATTAACAGCTCTACGCAAAGAGGTCATTAAGACCAAGACGTACAACTTGTTGGTGTGCGATAGCTGCTGGGATCCCGATCAGCCTCAGTTGCAGTTGGGTATGTACCCGGTGGATGACCCACAAGCTGTACGCAACCCGCGTAGGGACACAACGTATGTAACTGCAGGGCCAAATGCAACGGGCCTCCCTACAGGCGGCAGTCGAGACATTCAATGGGGCTGGAATCCAGTTGGGGGTGCCAGCAGTTTTGATACAGCTTTAACACCAAACTACTTGGTTTCTAGAGCAATTGTTGGTACAGTAACGATATCTTAAGGAGCTAATTATGGCGTACGTAAAATCAGCTGACGGCGTTGCCTCAAAAGGCAAAACAAACGTCAAAGTATTCCCCAACAGCGGCCCCACAAAAGGCACTGACAAGGGCGGCAAAAAATCTTCTGGTGTGACCGGCGAAGCGATGATGAAAGTCGGTCGCAACATGGCACGCGTAAACAATCAACGTGGAGGCTAATCATGCCCAAAGTTAACAATCTCCCCGCTTCTGCCTACGCAAAGCCCCATACTATGAGTGGCAAGACCGTAAAAGCAACCACGATGCCCGGAAAAGATTCTGGCCTTGAAAGTTTGGCAGCTATGCAGCCGCGCATGAGTGTTGGCATGTACAACAACTCACAAGGCAGAGAGTCTGTGAAAGAGACAGGCATCGTTACCCGTGGTAATGGCGCGGCTACCAAAGGTATAACGGCTCGCGGCCCAATGGCTTGAGGTTTATATGGCAACACTAGGTGCGCTGACTTACTCCCAATTGGTGACTGCGGTATCTGATTACACGCAGAACACCTTCGACACTACTGACATGAACACCATGATTCAGCAGGCGGAGCAGCGCATCTATAATTCAGTGTCGCTACCCAATTTACGTAAGACATCGACCACAGCTTTAACGGCAAGCGTTAATACGTTTAATGCACCCACAGACTTTCTGGCTGTGTATTCGTTTGCTGTGGTTGACGCCAGTGGGAATTTTATCTACTTGCTTAACAAAGACCCTGCGTTCATGCAAGAGGCATACCCTAATCCAGCCACAACAGGGGTTCCAAAGTACTACGCAATCAACGGCCCATCTTCACCTGTGACTACGCTGCAGTTTATTCTTGGGCCTACACCCAGTGCTGCATTCGTAACAGACCTTAGTTATTTCATCATGCCTGAGTCAATTGTTACTGCGACTACTACATGGCTTGGTACTAACTTTAGCTCTGTGCTGTTGTACGGGACACTGGTTGAAGCTAACACATACATGAAGGGTGAAGCTGATATGACCGCGCTGTACAATCAAAAGTACATGGAAGCATTGGCACTCTTGAAGAACTTGGGCGATGGCAAACAGCAAACCGACACTTACCGCTTTGAATCAAGGGTCACACCGCAATGAGCATTGTCCAGACCCAAACCACAAGTTTCAAAGCGGAGTTGTACCAAGGTATACATGCGCTTACCACCGACGTTATCAAGATTGCCTTGTACACGGCGAACGCCGACCTGAATGCGGATACCACAGCGTATTCAAGTTCAAACGAAGTATCAGCAACATCGGGCGCAGCACCGTACTCACCGGGTGGAGCGATCCTAACGCCGGTGAGTGTTTCGTCATCTACATCTGATGCAACAGCGTATGTGGGCTTCCCAAACGTCGCGTGGACTGGCACAATAACGGCACGGTGCGCATTGATCTATAACGACTCAGTGGTAGGCAAGCCCTCTATTGCAGTGTTAGACTTTGGAAGTGACAAAACGTCATCCAACTTCACGATCACAATGCCTGCCAATACGTCAACAACAGCGCTGATCCGCAGTTCGTATTAAAGGGCTGGGCTAAAACCCGGTTATTCCGTAAATACGGCATAAGTGTTTAAACAAATTGGGAGTATAAAATGCCATCACAATGGTCTGCGCTAAAAGTAGAATTGCTTGAAACTGGTGCAAATTCAGGCACTTGGGGATCGCTCACCAACACTAACTTAGGTGACGCGGTTCTGGGGGAGGCCATTACAGGCTCCGCCACGGTAGACTTTTCTACAGATGCGGATGTCACAATCACACTTACTGACGTCATTACTACGCAAGCTGCTAGAAACTTGCGTTTAAATATTACTGAAAGCTCTACCGGACTTGGTTCTGTACGCAGTTTAATCTTGG